GTCCCCATTTCATTTTCTATAGACCTTGAGTTTTTCCCGTTTACGCAGGTCACAGGCTTAAGTCGAACACCAGACCCCTCGCCAAGCATAAAACCGCAGGTCAGAGCGTCCCTGTTCTAATCATCTTGTCGAACAACCACTCGAAAATCTGAAGTGATTAGGGCCTTTCCCCGCAACATGATTGGACCCAATTAAGCCTTTAAATAATGGCGGCAACAATGACCTGGAACCCGTATAAACTCTTTAGGAGGCTGATCAGCATGGGCAGACTCAGCGATGATCCACGTCCGAAGCCTCATCAGTCTATGGGGATCATGACACCCGCGACAAAGAAGGTCAAAGAAGTCGTGGCCACGGTCGTAAAGAGGGTTTGGCGGGCCTGTGATAGGTGCGGATATTCCGAAGTTGACGGAAAGCCCATCTCTCACGCTAAATACCAGATCGAGGTTCCGGGTGGCGACCTGTATTTCTGCGGCCACCACTTCCGAGAATACTCCGCGACGTTTCTAACTGAGGGTTATCCGATCCACGATATTCGAGAGAAGGTAGCTGCCAAGTGAAAGAGCAGAAGAACAAATCTACTTCCAAGAACAGCGACGAAACCGAGGAAACTTCGGTCCCAGCTCCCAAGGAATTTGACATAGACGCAATCCTTGACGAGATCGATGAAGTTCTTGAAGAAAACGCAGAAGAATTCGTTCGCAGCTACGTGCAGAAGGGTGGCCAGTAATGGAGCCCGGACAAGTCGAACAAGGTGTCAGAACTACCATGACCGAGTGGGGAATTCTCGAACCCACGGGCGCATGGGAAGTGATGGCGATCAATCTAGCTCAGGTTCTCGACGGAACTAACGCCACTTTCAAGATGAGTGGTGACGCTAAGTACGGCAAGGATGACAAAGTGGCAGTAGCCAGCGTTAACAGGGAGCTTAGGCTCACTCTGGAAAAGGTCGAGGCCATGCCACGCGCCAAAACAGACGATAAAGAGTCGCTAGAGAACAAATATTGATATGCCGAACGGGCACTATTGCAGCCCGGAATATCAGCGTAACAAGAAGAAAATGGTTTACCATGCTTGGCGTCACCAGCTCCCTTGCTGGCTCTGCCTTAAACCATTTCGATACAAGGGCGACATCACCGCCGACCACGTTATCCCGATATTCCAGGGTGGCACACATGCTTACGACAATCTGAAACCGGCTCATGACCTGTGTAATTCAACCAGGGTTTATGAACCTTAACTAACGTTAGTAAGGAAGACTATGGCGCTAATTGGCGACCAGCGCCCCCGCCTATACCATATCCCAGTATCTCATAATCTGGATGCAGGCAACGACGCTGTTGATTATGCAAAGCAGCACGGCCTGGATCTGGACGACTGGCAAAGGTGGTCACTTCGACACATGCTGGCCAGGGATGCCGATGGGCTATGGTCTGCGTTTGAAGTTAAGCTTACTGTACCGAGGCAGAATGGTAAAGGCTCGATTTACGAAGCTAGGGAACTGTTCGGCCTATTCTGCATTAAGTCTGACCGGCTTCTGATCCACACCGCGCACGAACACAAAACTGCTAGCGAACATTATCAGCGCGTGTGGCGTATCATCGAAAACAACAACGATTTGTTCATGCAAATCGGTCGTCACTCGTCAGCTTATGGCCGCGAGTTTATCGAAACAAAACCAAAGCCCACCATTATCATTGGTTCAGGTGGCAAGCATGTCCGTGAAGATGCGCGAAAGCGACTCATCTTTATTGCACGTAGCGCTGGTTCCGGTCGAGGATTCACCGGAGATATGATCGCCTACGATGAGGATATGATTTTGGATGCGGGGAAAATCGGAGCTTCGCTCCCTTCCCTTTCAGCACGACCAAACCCCCAAGTAATTTACGCTGGTTCCGCAGGCATGAAAACTTCTACGCAGGCCGCTAAGGTCAGGCGCCGAGGGCTTGCAGGCACCAGCGATAGCCTGCTATACATTGAGTATTCGGCAGACATATGTGACGAATACTGTGAATTTGATTGCGATAAGCATGATGATCCTGACAGTGAAGAGGCAGTAGCCAGGGCTAACCCCGGTTACGGTATTCGCATCACTAAGCGCTTTATCGAAAAGGAACGCGATGCGTTCGAGGGTGATGAACCTGAATGGTGGCGCGAACGTCTAGGCGTCGGACAGTGGCCTGCTGATTCCGAAGGCTGGGCAGTTATCCCCGAGAAATGGTGGAAGCTCACTAAGGATAAGAGGGCTGAACCAGAGCGCGTAATGCGCCCGGTCTTCGCGATTGACATTGCGTTCGACCGTAGCTGTGCTGCTATTTCCGTAGCAGGATTCCGAGGTTCTGATAATCGAACTGGAATTCAGATCATCGAGTTCAAGGCTGGCACTGGCTGGCTTCTTGCTCGAATTAAAGAGATCAACGACAGGTGGAAGCCTATCAGGTGGATCATCGATAAGCGTGCCCCGGCAGGTTCGCTGATCACCGACATGGAAAAGGCAGCAATTCCGGTAGAGACGTTGCAGGCTTCACAAGTCGCGCACGCTTCCGGGCTGATGTACGACGCATTCAGGGACGATACCTTGAGGCATTATGGTCAGGCTAGCTGGCGTACTGCTATCGCGGGCGCGGAATGGCGAAAGCTTAGCGAGTCGCGGGCATTCGATCGTGTTAACGCCGGATCAGAACAAGCGCCGCTGATGGCCGCAGCATTCGCGCATTGGGGCTTTATGGAATTTGGCGACGAAGGCGACTACGATGCTGCCGATTCCGTTTACTTCAACCTGTCACGGGTTATTCAAATGTACCGAGCAGGACATTACGGTCTGGAAGATATCCGCCGTCTTTACGAAAGAGGAATTATTGATGAGGATGACCTGGAAGCCTTGGCCGAAAAGGGCATCACTATCTAAAGCCCGTAAGATCGGCTCAGAGTTTTTCTTTCGTGCTTGTAAGATTGGCGGGGCAGTTTCCGTCCGCACTTGGAAATTCGCTAGCGCCACTGGCGTACGTGGCGGCGCAATAACAAAGGATTTTTTCGCTCGAAGGTTTAACGGTGCCGCAATTCTGGTAACCGTTGGCGCTGCAATTGTCTCCCTCAGTGTAGCAGCTATTTACCGCCCGGCTGGTGGTATCTTGTGGGGACTGTTTATCATTCTGGCTGCTATTGACATGAGGCGATGATATGGGACTAGTTTTCCGTAGTAAAGAAGAACGAGGTTCGCTTGGAACTGGCGTAAGCACGAGTCCGCTGTATGGAATTTCTTCATCTTCGGACCTGATTCCTCGCAGAATCTATAACCAGGGTTCTAGTGGCGGGGCACCCGTCACACTTGATACCGCTATGCGTAACTCCGCAGTCTGGGCTGCGATCCGAATCAGGGCCGACCTTATTTCGACGTTGCCTTGGCGAGTTTACAGCGAGCTTAATCTACCTGATGCTAAGGTGCCTTACAAGATCGATGCATCTCCCACACCACTCATGAGTGGAATTGATTTCATTCACTTCCTGTATTCGAGTCAGGTAGAGCTGGACCGAACGGGTAATGCTATCGGGATTATTAATCAGTGGGATGAACGTACCAGGACACCGGCAGAAATTGAACTGGTGCCGAGTTCATCGGTGGTTATCAGTGCTAAGGGCATGAATATCACCAGCTACCGGATTAACGGCATTGAGTTTGATCCGAAATTTATCTGGCATGAAAAGCAGTACACTGTTGCGGGCCTGCCTGTTGGCCTAAGTCCCGTTACGTACGCTGCTTACACGTTGGGCCAGTACAACTCCATTCAGGAATTTGCCACTGAGTTCTTTACATCAGGGCAGGGACCACGCGCCAGCTTGCAGAATACCCAGAAGAAGATTAACGATAAAGAAGCGGCTATTGTCGCTGAATCGTGGCGTGCATCGCAGTCGATGGATGAACCTTTCATTCATGGCAATGACTGGGAATATACGCTTCTGTCTGCGCAAGGTGCATCTAATGACTGGATCGAGGGCGCAAAGCTTAACAGCGTTGACGTTGCCAGGTTCTTTAACGTTCCTGCTGACATGATTGACGCAATTATCTCGGGTGGATCTCACATCACCTATTCCAATATCATTCAGCGAAACCTGCAATTCCTGGTCATGCATCTGGGGCCGACAATTACCCGCCGCGAGTCAAAGCTAACTGACATTCTTCCGCGTCCGAGGTTCTTTGAATTCGACACCGACTACCTGATGCGAATGGACCCGGTAACCAGGGCTGAATGGGTTAAGACTCAGATCGATTCCCGTGCAATTACAGTCACCGAGGCACGCGCCGTATTCGGCCGCGACCCAGCAACCGACACTGACTACGAAGAATACTTCAAGGCAGGACTTGTCCACGGTAAGGCATCGGCTATGTTGCCGGGCGACCCGGAAGACCCGAATGTTAATCCTGCAATCGGCAACCAAATCGACACTGGTGGGGATAAGAAGAATCCACCGCCACCGCCTAGCGGCTCCACTCCATAATGAGCCACGGTGAAAGGAAACAATTTACATGGCTACTATTGATTTTAGTACGTGGGACGTTAACAAGGCGTGGGCGGCAGGCGCAAGCTCCGATGATCCCGCAGCATTTTACCAGGGGATTTGCGCAGCTAGGAAAGCAGGCGACCCGAAGAACCGGGACTCCTACGATCTTCCTTACCGCTATTCTCCGTCGAGTCCCCCTAATGCCGCTGGCGTAAGGGCTGCGCTATCGATGCTTTCTACAACAGACGGACTTAAGAATAGGTCCGAAGCACAGGCAACGCTTAACGGTCTTTTCGAGCAGATTCAAACTGCGGAAAAGGGTCGTAGTGGCGCTCTTGACGATATGCGTAACTACAGGCTAGAGCATCGGCAGGAAGTTCCGGGCGGCGAGCTTCGTCGCAGGGGATTCCCGTCCGAAATGCGCGGCAAGTACACTAAGCAGGATGGCCGATCTGTCTACGAGGTTGAAGGGTACGCGACTATTTACAATCGCGGTTACGAAATGTGGGATATGGCCGGTCCGTATATGGAAGTAGTTGACCAGCATTCCCTAGACCGTTCTCTCGCGCAGACTCCCGATGTAGCGTTCTTGGTGAATCACCTAGGCGTCGCAATGGCGCGGTCGAGGTCCCGTAATGGTAACCCGACTCTGGTCCTTCGCAGTGATACTACAGGTATGCATATCCAGAGCTGGCTGAATGCCGAGAGGCAGGACGTTAAGGATCTGGCATCTGCCATTGACGACGGAATTGTCGATGAGATGTCCTTTGCATTCCGCATTGAGGATCATGTCTGGGATGAGGATTACACGCAGCTTACACTAAAGCAGCTTAACATTAATCGCGGTGACGTTTCCGCAGTTAACTTCGGGGCTAATCCGTTTACCAGCATTGCAGCTCGTGCTGCTGACTGGCTGGAAGATCTCGAACATATGCCGGAAGTTGTCGTTCGTGAGGCTTTCAACAGGCTGCATAGGCGCGGCGATGCCATGGTACTCGTTCCTGAAATTCGGGAAGCGGCAGAGATCGTGATTAAGCGCAATGCAGAAATGTTCGCCAATGTCGCAAAGGCACATTCAGATGCCCAGCGCGTTCTGGACGAAGCGGAAGAAGAACTTGCGTCGGCTCCTAAGCCTACTAATACTCGTTCGGCTGCCGCAGCGATGCGCGAACTTAAGGCGATTAACAAGAATTATCGTGCACAGCTAGACCAGCTTGAACGATCCGCCGAACTTGACTAATTTTAAAGTGGCAATCAGACCGCTTATTTATTGACGGTAATCAGACCGTCTTCCGGTGCAGATCACACCGGCTCTCCGAACGGACATACACGCAAATCAGAGCGAATGCGCGTTCAATCCCTTAATAGGCAAAAGGCTTATTAAGGTTTAATTCCAAATTACGGAAGGTATTCGCTCTTATGAATATTAAGGAACTTGTCGCTTCCATGGAGATTGAGCTGGAAGCGGCTCAGCAGCGGGAAATGCGCGCCCGCAAGGAGATGGAGCTTATTCTGGCTACCACTCAGCAGGAAATGCGCACCGACCTGACTAACGATGAGGATGTACGCTTTGACTCGCTCAAGGAAACCGTACAGAATTCTCGCGTTGATCAGGCGTCCATTCAGCGTAAGCTGGCTAAGGCACGTCAGGTACAGGCTGATGAAGCTCGTACCGATGATGACCTGACCCATGCTACTACGCCTGCGGGACTTCCGCAGCGTGACGCTACAACTCAGCGTGCCAGCGTAAGCGTCGGCCACGAGGAAACCACTTATCACAAGGGCAATGACCCGACTGGTAAGATGTTCCTGAATGACGTTGTTCGCCAGTTCACGACTAACGACGCTCGCGCCGGTGGTCGTCTACAGCAGCACATGCGCGAGGAACAGATTAATCGCGCCAATGCGGGTATGGAACTGCGTGTCGGTGAAGTCGGAACTTCGGCTTTCTCCGGTCTGGTTGTTCCCCAGTACCTCATTGACATGGTTGCACCGGCAGTTGCCAACCTGCGTCCATTCGCAGATATGTGTAACTCGCATCCTCTGCCTGCTTCGGGTATGTCGCTGAACATCTCGCGTATTACAACCGCTTCGGGTACCGCACTACAGGCATCAGAATCTACCGCCGTCCAGGCAACGCCTATGGACGATACTCTGCTGACCTTCAATGTGCAGACTGCTGCTGGACAGCAGACTATTTCACGCCAGGCAATTGAGCGTGGAACTGGTATTGAAGACGTTGTTATGCAGGATCTTTTCCGTCAGTACGCAACTAGCCTTGACAGCACTCTGCTGAACCAGGCTTCTACTGGTCTTGACGCAGTGGGTAACGCTACTACTGCCATTACCGTAGCAGACGTGCCGACGATTTATTCCGCGATTATGGGTGCGGCATCTCAGAGTGACACCGCTACTCGCGGGCTGGCGCATCCGACTCACGTCGTTATGCACCCTCGCCGCTGGTTCTGGCTTCAGTCGCTTCTGACTAGCACCTGGCCTGTGTTTACTCAGCCAGGCATCGAGCCTGCTGCCCAGGCTGCGGGTGCTAATAAGGCTACTCCGTATAACCAGGGTATGAGTGGTGTCATGCCTAATGGTATGCAGGTTGTAACCGACGCGAACGTGACTACTGTTGCTCTTGCCGGTGCCCCTACGGGTGGTACCCAGGACCACATTTTCGTGGTTCCGCAGCAGGAATGTCACCTTTGGGAAGATGCCGGGGCTCCTGTTTACATCAGGGCTGAACAGCCTGCGGCAGCATCTCTTGGAGTGCTCCTAGTTGTGTACGGTTACTTCGCCTACACTTACCAGCGTTACGGGCTGGCAATTCAGAAGATCAACGGTTCTGCCCTGGCAGCACCTTCGGGATTCTAAGTTGTATTTTGATTCTTGGAATCATTCGGTTGTGCTGGGATTCGTTCCAGCATTTCCGTGTGGCTCAAAGAATTGAGACGTTATGAAAATCATGTTTTGTTATGCTGATGTTCCCGATGCTAGATCGGCCGCAGCAATTCTCAAGTACGCATCTCAAGCAGAATTCGTAGAAACTCCTGGCCTATTCGGATACAACGAAGCTATCGCATCCCGGTGGGGCCAAGACGATCTAGTCGTTATCGAGGGTGACAAAGAAATCACCTCAGACACAACACCATCCTTTGAGAATTGCGATGAACCGTGGTGCAGCTACGGCTATTACAATTACCCGGAACCTTACCGAGCTTATTGCAGTACAGGTCTTGGGTGTACTAAGTTCTCTCTCGCTTTGCAGCGAGGGATCGATGTATCAACATTTTTCCGGCGTGACCTGCCAGGAATGATTTGCCCCGATTGTAACGGAGCCGGTTGCTGGCGGTACCTGGATACACGAATAGCATTCGCAATTCTCGCTAGCTGTATTACATTCTCGCCACACGTTCACGGTGAAGTTATTCACCACCATACATATTCGCCCGATTGGGCAATTCTAAGAGGCTTGGAATAACCAGGCCAAATTCAAGATGATGTCTCGAAAGGACGACTAGATGACCGCTTACACAGACAACCTTTACGAAAAGTGGCTAGAGATGACACTTTTCGGAAACCCATCTGTAAACAATCCTGGCAAGTTCGCGGAGATTGTGCAGTTCCTTAGCCTGAATTCCATTACGCCGACTAACACCGGATTCCCTACCGCGTTCGTTCTGGGTACCGGACAGGCAACTAACGCAGATACGACCAATACTTGGGATTCAGGTCTAGCAGAGCCAAAGACCACACCCGTACTTGTGCGAGTCGTAACAACTATTGGAGCTACCCCAACTTGCACCTATACCATTAACGGGTCTAATGATAACTCGTCTTTCGCCCCGCTTAACTATGCGGATATCGGATCACTGGGTACCGTTACTGCTGCACCGTTTGTGATTACCACTGCGACTACCGCAGTAAAGATGATTCCGGTCGGCCAGCGATACCGATACATCAAGGTCACGTACTCTCTGAACACGAACGTAACTAACTCTGCCGATCTACTCAAGCTAGGTTAATGGCGACATTAACCGTTAAGGATAATTAACATGGCAAACGAAGACCCGCGCATCGCGCCGCTACGACGCAAGCTCGAAGCCACTCAGGAGCCCGCTAAGAAGGCAGAACTTGCCGTGGTACTCCGAGGGCTAGGATTCGATCCTGACGCCGCAGATGAAGTCTCAGCGGCTCCCAAGGGGCGCTCAGCTCCTAAGCGTGAGACTACCGAAGACACTAGGACCAAGGACCCTGACGCTAAGGCACGTCCCGCACGTCCAGCAGCTAAGCCAGCCACAAAGGCAGCCGCTCCGAAGACCGTAGACAAGGGTGGCAAGTAATGCCAGCAACGACACCTCCAAAGGGCAGGCCGACGCCTAAGCGCGATGATCAGCGCAGAAATCGCAGGCGAGGATTGCCGCATGAGGAACAGCCAGTAGACGAACCTATTATGGATATCGTCGGCTCTGGCAGTATTACGCTTCCGTCGATTTCCGCAAGTAAGGATGAATAATGACACTACCTCTTGATAGTACGGACAAAATTCATTCCGTCTATAAGGACGATGGAACTTTTAAGGTTCTGACTGATGGGCATCCTTCGGTTCCAGCGGGATTTACGGAACTTGTTTTTAATCAGGCTGGGCCTATAGGACCACAAGGCAATACTGGCCCCGCAGGCTCAACAGGACCAACGGGTGCAACGGGTCCTCAAGGTGATGTGGGTCCAGCAGGACCCGGCTATCATCTTGAATGGAAATTCGAGAGTTCTTATTCTCCGTATATCCCCGCAGGACAACAGCGAACATGGTTTTACCAGGCTGATATAGATACTAATACTGCCTGGGTCATAACCGGGGTTAGCTATTGGAATCTGTATGGGTCGCCACCTTCCCCAATTTCGATGAGTCATGTTCAAACCGCAGCTTATATTATTGAGCTTTTTGCGACTAATGCTACAGACTCCGAAGTTCAAGTCGGTGCGGGTATCACTAGTGTGCGACTTGTTGCTGAATAATTTATTGAAACTTGAAAGGACAAAATAAATGACAGCATTTTTCGGCTCTGGCGCAAGCAATGCCATGCGAGCAGCACTAGATGCAATTAAGGCACTACCTGCTAGCGGTCACTTGCTCGTAACCAACCAGTCAGCGGCAACTTCCGATCCAAATAGTACAATTCCTTCGGGCGCTGCGGTTCTAGCAGACTTCACAATTACGTCATTCGGCGCGGACTCTACGGCCGGAACTTGGGCGGGGTTGAACGTAACAGAAACTTGTACTGCTACCTTTTCCGCTTCTACGGTAACTGCGTTGCAGACTGGAACAGCCGCATCAGCCTGGATCACTAACGCCGGTAAGACCGTGTGTTACTTCACTTGTTCGGTTGGTACATCTGCCACGGACATTATTTTCAACTCCGTTGCATTCAGCTCTGGTGCTAACATCACGCTTTCCAGCTTCACGCTTGTAATGCCACAGTAAGGGGATTTATATGTCTGGTTACAAGCCTATTGGCACCGAACTTCTGTTTGCTACCTACTCTGCGGCTACTGTCAGTACGCCCACGGCGGGAGCGGCTACAATTACGGCAGGGTGGCCAGCTATTATTATCCAAGCCGGGTACATGAGTAACGTAGGGGACTGGACTAGTAGTCTTAAGTGGAAGATGGGCGGATTTATGACTGCTACGGCTACGGTGCCTACGTGGTCGTTCGGCCTAGCTATTTCCACATCTAACACGTTCTCGGCGGCTACTCCGCTGGCAACCGCTACTCTAGCTTCAACTCCTACTGCTGGGTCTTGGTCTTGGAAGATGGAAGCGGAAATTGGACTTCGTACTTTGGGCGGACCTGGCACGACTTCTACTCTCGTATGTCATGCGGCTGTTGACGGAGGGGCATTTGCGGCGAACCTGCAAACGTCTCCTGCTGGCTCCGGTAATGCTCTGATCACCACCTACGATAAGAACATTAACTACTGGCTGTGGCCTTACCTTACGCTAAGCGCGGCTACGGCAGCGAATACCGTAACAGCCCAGTATGGTAAGCTTTATGGTGAGAACTAATGGCGGGTACGCTTAACATTCCGCTCACAACCCTGCCAACCGGGACCTTTGAATTCGGCCCGGCATCGGTAGCGGACCCTGATTCTGTGGCGGTACTGACAATTGACAGGACAGTAGCTAACGGCTTCAATGCTAAGACTACTGCAACTACCTGCCAGATTGCCGTTCACCAGTCTAATGATGCCGGGGCTACGTGGAATTTGCTAGCGTCTGCTACATTTCCTGGGGGCGTCTCAAGTAATCATGCAGGTCAGATTAATTTGAGCGCTATTGGCGTACGGTTCTGGCCGGGCACTGGTCGTCTAACACGAGCAGAGGTAATCATTGGCGGTACATCAGTAGCTATTCAGGGTACGCTCACCGTTAGCTAATAACAGGGAGGGCAGTGCTCGTGGCAGTTACCTATGATGCCGTAGGACCCGGCGCAACGGGCAAGGCGTGGACTACCAGCCCCGGTACCTGGGTGCATGTCAATAACGGCAATGCTATTATCGTCGCCCTCACAATCTTTACTGGAGGCGCTAATACCGTCACAGGGGTTACCTATGGCGGGGTTTCGCTAAACCTGCTAGGCTATCAGACTAGTGACGGTGGCGGTGCCGGTGGCGTCGTCTTCTACGGGTTGGCTGGACCCACAGTTCCTACAGGCAGTAACACGGTTTCAGTCTCGACTTCCGAAGCTAATAACCACAATGGCGGTTCAATCAGCCTTGCCGGGGTTGGCTCTTTCGGAACGCTTACCAGCACGCAGGGTACTGGCGTAACCTCACTCACGGTTTCCGTGCCAGGAACCACGTCCGGTGGAATGATTGTCACGGCGGTTTGCTCTGGTAGTATCGGAACTTATTCAGGTACAAACAGCGTTACGATTCGGTGGCAGCTCAGCAGTTCTAGTAGTAGTGGTGCTGACAACGGAACTGAAGGTACTGTAGCTTCTGCGGGGGGCGCTCAGACGGTAGGTTTCAGTAGTACCGCTTCGGGCGATGACTGGGGAATTGTTGCAGTTGAGGCACTGCCTTCTGCTGGTGGTACCAGCACTGTTATGCCCCAGCAACGTTTCAGAAAGTCTAGGGGCAGGAATAACCAGCGCCGACGCCAGCAAGTTATGCAGGTCGGTGCCGCTTCGGCAGACGTTACTGGCACGGGAAGTTCTGCGACTAAAAAGCCTGCCGCTTCCGGCACTGGCACAGAAGAATTCGCAGCTACCGGCGCACCTCGCGCTAAGAAGCCTGCTGCGAGCGGTACGGGAGTTGAGCAATTTACAGCTACCGGCAGTTCTTCGATAAAGAAGCCCGCTGCATCTGGTACAGGCATCGAAGAATTCACCGCTACGGGCGCACCTCGCGCTAAGAAGCCTGCGGCCAATGGAACTGGAACTAACTTCTGGGCTACTGGCAGTTCTTCGATAAAGAAGCCCGCTGCATCTGGTAGCGGGACTGAGACATTTACAGCGACAGGTTCATCGAACGTTAAGAAGCCAACAGCAGCCGGAACTGGAACAAACTTCTGGGGTTCTGGTAGTTCAAACGTTAAGAAGCCTGCGGCTAATGGAACAGGCGTAGAAGTATTCACCGCGACGGGTGCTCCGCGTGCTAAGAAGCCCGCAGCTAATGGCACTGGTACGATCTTTAACGGTTCAGGCAGCGTAAGCATTAAGAAGCCTGCGGCTAGCGGCACGGGTACAGAAACATTTACCGCTACAGGTTCGTCAAATGTAAAGAAGCCTAGCGCTTCTGGCACTGGTTCAATTCCAGGCATTTCGGGAACTGGCAGCGCGAGCATTAAGAAGCCTGCCGCATCTGGTACAGGCGTCGAGGCGTTCACGGCGACAGGTTCGTCTAACGTCAAGAAGCCTAGCGCTTCTGGAACAGGTACAAACTTCTGGGCTACGGGCAGTTCGGCACTCAAGAAGCCTGCTGCGTCGGGTACCGGCGTCGAAACCTTTACCGCAAACGGTAGTAGTTCTATCAAGAAAATTGCTGCGAGCGGTACCGGGACTAACACTCCCGCAGGATTCACGGGTACCGGCCAGATTACCTGTAAAAAGATTAACGTTTCTGGTGCTGGCGTCGAAGTCTACACGGCTACCGCAGCCGTTAACGCGAAGAAGCCTGTAATTTCGGGCACTGGCTCGATTCCGGGCAACTCTGCTACTGGCAGCGCGACGGTCAAGAAGCCTAGCGCAAGCGGTACAGGTTTGGCTGGTGCTATCGGCAGCGGTTCTGCCACTGTTAAGAAGCCAGCCGCTAACGGTACGGGCGTTGAGCAGTTTACTGCAACTGGGAGTAGCAGGGCTAAGAAGCCTGCTGCGAACGGAACAGGCAACGCGGGCGGGCTGGCCGGAACTGGTTCGGTAACAGCTAAGAAGCCTGCGCCTCATGGTACGGGCAGCGAATCCTGGTCTGGTGCTGGCGGCGTTATCGTCAAAAAGGTTACATTGCTGGCTAGCGGATCTCAGCAGTTCTTGGGTTCTGGTAGTGCGAGGCTTAACAAGCCGCAAATCTCCGCGATTTCACTGTCGTTTGGAACAGGCACACAGGGGGTTGTTCATCCCTATCATGCAATTGTTGCAGGCAGTGGTGAAAAGGGCGCAACTGTAACCCACGGTGCTAAATCCCATACGACCGTGACCGAAACAGATAAGGCAAGGGGCGCTGTGTCCGGTAAAGTTAAGACATCGAGTAAGGTAGCGGGTGAGACATAATGGCAGCAATCGAAACGGGAGAATCCTATACTTCCACTTTTGTTCTAACGGACGTAAGCGGGAACTATATCGATGCTACGGTTACGCTCACCGTTACCTTGCCTAATCAGACAACCGCGACGCCAAGCATTACGCATGACAGCTTGGGTCACTACCACGTCGATTACACATTGGCGCTGGAAGGGTTGTATAAATTCCAGTGGACTTCAACTGGGCCGTCTACCTCTAAGACTGACTATGTTCCCGTTGTTTCATTCAGGTCTGTCGTAAGTATCGATGACGTTAAGGCGTTTATCAACTTCGGCAGTTCTACGTCCAACGAAAAGGAATCCTTGCTACGTCAGGTCATGATGGCAGTAACGGAAATGATTGAAGAAGTGGTAGGCACTTGTGTCATCCGAACCTTTACTAACGAAAGGGTTCCCGGCGGATATACCGCAATGGTATTGAAGCTGTCGCACGGGCCATTGCTTAGCGATACTTCGCTTACTTCACTCAGCTCCGTCAGAATTAACGGGCCTACGTGGACTCAGGCCAATAACGATTTCATTGTTTATCCAGATAGCGCCACGGTCGAGCTGCAATCTCAGCAGCCGTTCTATTACGGACCGTGGAAAGCAACCTACACAGCGGGGCGAGCGGTGATCTCACAGAAGATTCAGCTTGCCGCGCTTGAGATTTGCTACGATATGTGGTCCACTCAGCGGCCTTATGGTGCGGATCAGCTTGAGCCCGGACCTAACGAAACTGCTAACTGGGAAGTTCTGGTCAATACGTACAAGATCCCGCCGCACGCTATGGCGATGCTGTCGGGTGAGGAAAGGCCAGGGTTCCGCTAATGCCATCATTGCATTCTACGGCTATTGACGACGTAATTGTGTGGCTTGTTTCAACCCTTGATACGGCGCTAACCTATCCGGTATTTGACGGGCCTCCTACAAGTTTGCCTGATAGGGATCAAATTAAGTTTGTAGTAATCGGGGCAGAAACACCATTGGAAACTGGCGAGGAAGCTGCCCCGGTTAACGCCGCAAACATGAGTCAGGTTTACAAGGGCCTGGGCGGTAAAATTCGTGAAGAAGAAATGAATATCAACTGTGTGGCGGTTGGCAAGACCACCACAATTGCAGCGGCGAGAGCTTTGGCGGTAGGCGTTATTGACAACGTATCTACAAATCTTGGTTTTCATCCCGGCACACTCGATACCTGGAACGCTCTAGTTTCGGATGTTGTCGATACACGATCATTGAATGTACCTGGTGGCGCAGTGGTACAAATGCAATTCGTTATTACTGTTCGCGCCAATCTATCGTAAAGGATTTACATAATGCTAAAGCGTTATATCGGCCACCAGAGTCCGGTTTCGATCGTTCTCAACGGTGAAGATTTTGGGTATGTTGAAACTGGCGATTCAGTCGCGGTTCCTGACGACCTGGCTAACTCCCTTTCCTGGCCCGAAGCCAACTGGGAAGATGGTGCTGCTAAGTCCAGCACTAAGGGAACGACTGACACTAAGAATGATGGAAAGAGTGATAAGTAATGGCTACCGGATCAGGGCTTGATGCCCAGCTAGGTACAAAAACCGAAGTTACGGTCGGTACCGTTCTTGCACCCGACCACTTCTATACATTTAATAGCGCAGAACTGGCCTTTGACCCGACCTATCTGGACGGCGATGGCATTAGGGCAACTAAGACTTTCAAGTCTGTTAACCAGGTTGCTATTTCCCGAAAGGCTGCCTCGGGTAAGATCGAACTACCATTCATGTTTAAGGGAATGTCTTGGTGGATGCAGCATGTTCTAGGTAGCACTCAGGCACTAGCAGTCGTTCCCGCTGGTACTCTTGCCTTTGAAGCATACTTTACGCCGGGCGGTCTGCGCGGTAAGTCCTTCTCGGCCCAGCTTGGTAAGCCAGAACCTATTACGGGAACTGTCCAGCCGTTCAACTACAATGGCTGCAAGGTTACCGACTGGGAAATTGCTTTTGAGGATAATGCTAACACCTTGCTGTCGATGTCTGTTGACGCATGGAATGAAGCAACCACTCCTGCTCTTTCGGCGGCTACGTATATCGCGAATAACCAGTTGTTCAACTTTGGTCATGTGTCCCTGTTTGAACTAGGCGGAACCTTTACCACTGCTGCGGGTAAGACTTCTGTAGCGAGCGCGACGCCGGTAACGTCGGTAGTCAGTAAGCTTTCCCTCGCGGGTAAGAACACGCTGTCAACCGAGCGGTATGGATTGGGTAATGCGGGAATTAAGAAGGAACAATTCCAGGTAGACTTTACAGGTATTACCGGGACGTTTGAAGCTGAATACAACGAGTCAGAATTCCAGGCAGCTTTCCGGGCGGGTACTACTACCGGGATGCATATTAAGTGCGTGAGTCCTAACTTTATCGAGAGCGCTACTCCCTACACGCTGGAAATCCATATTCCGACCGTGAAGATTACTAAGGCACCGGCCACCGTTTCAGGTCCCGGGCTAGTATCTGTCTCGGGAGAATTCATGGTTTACGACCCTGATGACGGCAGCAACCCGCCTATTCAGATTCACATTATTAGCTCTGACACGACACTGTAAGGACGGGGGCAGTACGTAGTTGCTGCCCTCTAAGCACCAGAAAGGACTACGAGGTTATGCCTCTAGTAACAATCAGGGATTGCCTGAATTGCGAGATTGACCACGAATGGCTTTTTGAGTCGATGACTCTTAAAGAGCTGCGAGTGATTAAGAAGCTGACCGGAATGGGCCAGAGGGCCTTTGCCGAAGCTGGCGATGAGGGCGACCCTGAAGCTCTTGCGGCGCTGATCTACGTACTGCATAAGCGGGATAGGATTAACATTCCGTTTGACGATGTAGATCTGGACTTTACGAAGTTCACAATGGAACCGACAGAACAGGAGCTTAAGGAACTGGCAGCCGTAGAAGAAAACGCGGATGAGGACCCAAAAGTAGAGAACGTGAATGGCCTCTAAAAAAGGGTGGGCTAGAAGCCCAGGTTCTGAGTTACGCGGCCGACATCTGGTCCATATTCGGAGTTAACATTCTGGATATCTGGGAGTTGCCCGCTAACGTCTTCTTCGGGATGACACAGCAGGTCGATCACCAGCGGAGAGAGGCGAAGAAAAAGTAATGAAATCTCTAGTAGAATACATTAAGGCTGGTGCGGAAGTTACCGCTAATGCCGCTCGCCTCTATGCCGGTGTCTGGTCTAAGCGAATGCCCCGCGCTACTCGCGTACACGTCGAGGGCAATAACGTGTCTGTGCAAACTGAAAGTCGTATTGCGCCACAGTCCCGCGCATTTCAGGGTGGCATTCGTCACCCGCTGAACTACCCTAGTCAGACTATGGGCGGGGAAAGGCACTGGGCATCTACGCCTAAGCGGCCTTACATGACGTGGGCTTGGCGCGATACAAAGCATGACATGGAAAAGCAAATGGCCAAATGGGCTGAAGATCTGGCGAAGGAGAAACTGGGATGAGCGAACAGGCTAACGTAGTTCTCCGCTTTTTCACGAAGGGAGATAATTCTGTCTCGGCTATTATGGACAAGATCTCTCTGAAAAAGAAGGAACTGTCCAAGCCTGTTACTGTCCCTATCGACGCCGATGGTAAGCCCGCCACGATCACTATGGATAAGATCAAGGCGGAAGCTGACGCGCTGAACAAGAGGCGTGCAGAATTCGCAATTGACGCTAACGACAACGCGGCTAAGGCCAAGCTTCTTGCTATTGACATGCGCCTTGACAAGCTTAACAAGTACCTGGCCCGACCAGGCGTTGAACTACAAGGGCTTGATAGTACGCTGCTAGGAATTTACCGAATTAACGCAGCACTAGATAAGGTCAACGGAAAGACATCTACCGCCACTGTCAAGGTTAAGACTGACAATGATTCCATCTCCCGATTTCTCGGCGGTGGTAAGGGCGGTAAGGGTGGCGGTGGCGCATTCTCTGGACCGTTCACAGGTATTAGCGGTGTCGGTGCTGGCGGTAGTGCTGCGGCGATCGAGGCTTTGACTAGCCCGGTCGGTGCTGGTGCTGCGGCTCTTGCCCTGCCATTTATTGGTACGGGTGTCGGTGGTGCTGCACTGGGTGCTCTCGGTACGGGCCTAGCAGGACTAGGAATTGCCGGTGGTCTAGGCGCTGGGCAGAGTAATCCGAAGGATGCTGCTGCGGCGAATGATACATTGCACGCCGCATCGCTCAGGGTTATTGCCGATCAGGCAAAACTTAATGCATTGCAGACTAGCGGAAAGGCTACAACTGCACAGCTAGCGTCGGCTCAGGCCGCGCTGGCAAGTGCCCGTGCGTCAAAGACTGGCGCTCAGGAAAAGGTTGCCGATCTCGGACCGCCTATGAGCAAGCAGACTCTTGCGGCTCAGGCAGCATTTAAGACTCTGGCCACTAACGCTAAGAAGAGTCTCCAAACTATCGGTGTGTCCTTTGCACCTGTGATGTCTACCATTTTCAAGGCTGCTAATGTAACCCTCGGGGCACTCACTCCTGTATTCGCTGCGGCAGAAAAGACTATCTCTGGACCATTCCAGCAGGTAGGCACAATTCTCGCAACCTCACTAGCTTCACCTTCTGTCGTAACGGCAGTTAAGGGGCTGGCCACATCGTTTGGTGAATTCCTCAAGGGATTCGCCCCGCAGATTCCCGGCATTGTTAACGCAATTGCTAACGGGATTAATGGAATGGCCACGGCCTTTACGGATCACCCTGGTTTGATTAAGGGAATGGGAAGCGTTCTCGCCTTCCTGCTTAAAATTCCTGGCTTTGTGGCGGGCGCGGTTGGTTCTCTGACTCGCGTTACCGCCTGGCTTATTGGCGGTCTGCCTCATGCGGTGTCGATTGGTCTTGATGCAGCACGCGGATTCTTCATCAACGTAGGCCATGATATCGAAGCCGTCTGGGATGGTGTTTGGAAAAATCTAAAGAGCGCTACCGACACGGGAGCAGGATTCCTTAGTTCTTTCTGGACTACTATCACCGGGCCTTTTAGGGCCGGTTACAATTTCGTAATCGGTATCTTTGAGAGCATCAAGAATTTCATCACTACGAATTTCGATGCGTGGTGGGCCGCAAACGGTGAAGCAGTTATTGCCGTTTGGAATGGCATCTGGATTAGGGTTAAGGAAATTGCCACAACTATTTGGAATGGTATCATACTCGCCGCGCAAGGGTTCTTTGGCGCACTTGCAATTATCTTCCAAACTGGGAAGACTATCATCCTCGGACTCTGGGGTGCTATCTGGCCTATTGTAAAGGCTATTTTCCAGGCAGCTTGGACTGTTATCACTACCGCCGCACAGGCCGGATGGGTGATTATCAAAACGGTTTTCCAGGTCGGATCGGCAGTAGTGCTGGCGATTTGGCAGGCCGCTTGGGCAGTTATTAAACTGGTTTTCCAGCAGGCATGGGCGCTAATCCGTACCGTTATGAAAATCGGATGGGATATTATCGTCGGCCTATTCACCACAGCTCTAAACCTCCTGACAGGACGTTGGGGTGCAGCGTGGAATAGCATCCGAAATATGTTCATTCAGATTTGGAATGCAATGCGGTCCTTCTTGCAGGGCACAATGACCCGAATGTGGAATACAATTGTGTCCGTTTGGAATACCGTAATTGCTTTCTTCCGTACAGTACCGGGTAAAATCCTGAATGCTATCGGCAGCCTTGCTACTTTGCTGCTACAGGTCGGCCGGAATGTTATCGGCGGTCTGTTCAACGGTATTAGGGATGCTCTTTCTAATGTCAAGGACTGGGTTAGCCGCAATATTTTCCACCCTATCCTCGACGCAGTTAAGAATTTGTTCGGAATTAGTTCGCCGTCAACGGTTATGGCTGGAATTGGTGGCCACCTTATTAGCGGTCTGATCAAGGGCTTGATTAGCAGTGATCCTCGTAAGTTTGTTACAAAGGTTTTCGGCAGCTTGCCAAAGGCGCTGGGTGCAATTGTTGGTAAGGGCTTGGTGGCTCTATCACACTTGCCCGCTAAGGCGATGAAGGTGCTTGGGACTCTGGGCGGAAAGATCGGCGGATTCTTTGCTAAGCTATTTGGTGGCGGTGGAGGCGGTGGCGTAGGTCAGTGGATGGGCGTTGTATTGCAGGCGCTCGCATTGAACGGACTTCCCGCGTCCCTTGCCGGTCAGGTATTGCGGCAGATTGCTACCGAATCTGGCGGAAATCCCAATGCCATTAACCTTACAGACATTAATGCTCAGCACGGAGATCCTTCGCGTGGTCTGTTGCAGACCATTGGTAGCACTTTTATGGCTTATCATGTGGCGGGAACTAGTAGTAATATATATGACCCGCTAGCCAATGTAGCTGCCGCTATCAATTATGCCCGTCACGTTTATGGCCCGACACTTATGAGTGGTTCTGGTGGCCTTGGTTCTGGTCACGGATATGCTATGGGAACAAGTGGAGCTGCAAGCGGATGGGCTGTTGTCGGTGAACGCGGACCTGAAATGGTTCTGTTCAACGGCGGCGAAACAGTTGTGCCTAATGGTGGTATGACAGGATATGCTAAGGGAACACCATCGGCGGAAATTAACGCAGGTGTTTCTTTGTACCTCAAGTACATTCATGGTGATCTGCTAACAGTTGCGAAACTGCACAGTTCTCAGATTACATTCTTGAAGGATATCTCCAAGTATTACAAGGGTTCGACTGCTAAGCGTCTTGACGATACTGTCAACAAGCAGACTAAGGCAATGATCGCGGCAGCAAATCAGCTATCGACATTGCAAAAGAACTTCGCTGCGGCACAGTCTTACGCGGGCACAGTCAAATCTAACGCTGTTGGATTTGCATCCCTGTCTAACGTAGACCTGAATTCTGGGCTGGGTATCGCAGGAGGTCTAAGCAATA